GCCACAGGGGATTACAGGGGTTTAATACCCTGTTCCTTACAGAGTTTGAAGTAGAGTTTATAATACCTCTGCTTCATCTCATCAAGGATTTTATTGTCCTCTTCAAAACCCAATTTCTTGGTATGGGTATAACACCCTTCAAGTTCTCCAATGAGTATTAAAACTTTTATCGGATTGATTGGGTCCATAACGAAAGAAGGACAACGACTCAGGAGGGATTCGAACCCCCGACCAACTGCTTAGAAGGCAGATGCTCTATCCTGCTGAGCTACTGAGTCTTGAGTTGAGAGGAGCGGCAGTGCCTTTCCCTCTCGACTCAGATATTATACTGCCTTTTGGTCAGAGCGTCAACCTTCTTCTGCTGGTGCTTCCTCTGCTGGTGCTTCTGCTTCTGCTTCTTCAGTAACTTCTGGTTCTGGAAGTGCAACTCCAATTGCCTGAAGATACTCAATGGCACCTTGTGTCTTCAAAAGAACTTCCCTAGTTCTTGTCGATTGAGATCCAAGATTTTCTAAATCAGAAGCAAGTTTAGATCTTTGCTCCATTAATTGTGACAAATGATTCTGTTGTTCGTTCATTTCAGTTTTATGAATTCATTTTATTTATAACTAAATAAAGTCAGTGTGCAACCACAAATAAAAAAATGAAGAAAGCACTTATCGCTTTTGGAATGTTATTGATGACCGCACCTGCTGCTAATGCTGGTGCCCTTAACCATAAACTATCTTCCAGTGTTCAACTGAATGTTGATGCTGCTGCTACCAGAGCGGTAAGACTTGGACACTCAATGTCTATTTCGGGTAGTAATGTAACTACAACTGATGGAACTACTGCTGGTGTTGTTGGTAACTCATTATCAATTACAAATGATGGATTTACTGGTGCTACCAGTGTAATTACAGCATCACAAGCAACATCGGGTGAGGCATTTTCTTTTAATTCATCTTATACACAAGGAGATGCCGTTCCAACTTCTGCTGTAAATGTTGGTGATGTTGCTAATTTCAGTGACCTTACCTCTACTGCTGCTGGTTCTGCTGGTACTTTAGCAGGAACTATTGATACTGCTGGTGCTATCAGCATCACCGCAGGTGGAGCAGGCACAAGTGCTATTGGTCAATTTGTTTCCGAAATTTCTATCTTCGACTGATGACTAGATTACAAGAAGCAATCGGTCTCGGGTTGGTTCTTGGTGCTCTACACGGGGCAGCACAAGCTGTCCCTGTAGTTCCTAACTTCACCCAAGGCTCTATGACGAGTCATACCGAAACAACACAAACAATCACAGAGACCATCAATTCGATGGACTACTCTACTGGATATCAATATTCAGTGACAGGAACTGGGGTAGAAACTACAAGTGGTCAAATTAATCTACCCACTACACAATCAAGTAATAGTATAGACGGAGTGACTACAACATGGACTGGATTACAAGGATCGCAAACCTGGAAGCAATCAAATCCTGGAGAAGCATTTCAGTTCACAGAAACTTATCAGGGACCAGGACTACAGAATCATACGATAATCCAAAGAGAAACCATCATAGAATCCGTAACGGACACTACAAGTATCTTCTCGCAGTAGTATGTTATGGACTACTATCGCCGTCTCAAGCACTGGGTCAGTCTGTGGGTGGTGTTAGCGCCACTGCTAATCCTGTTGCTAACTCTTCAGGCTCTGTTACTAACCAGGCAATACAGGTTTTACAAGGCCCGTACATCACAAACACTTACGGCGGTGGGATCCAGTGTCAGGGTCCTACACTAAACATTACACCTTATGTAACTGGTAGTATGTCTGCTGCCAAACCATACGAACCATATTACCTTGATCCAGTCTATGATGTTTCAGATTTGGACGATGATGGAAGAATTGATAATCCTGGAGATGTATTATTTTTCAAAAATACGAGAACTGGACAGAAAGATAATTACAATTTATCCGTAGGATTTTCTGCAACTTGGTCTAAACCACTTGATACTAAACTTCAAGACCAATGTAAACAAGCAGCAGCAACACAGATTGCTTTACAGAAACAACTGACTGCTAACAAGAGGCTTGACTTTGAACTCGCTCGTCTCAAGACCTGTGGAAATCTAATGAAGGAGGGTATTCTATTCACTCCTGGCACAGAGATGGCAAAGTTATGTGCTGATGTGACAGTGATGAATAAGAATGCAATTGCTCCACACCGACATTCTATTCCCGCTCCCGCCTCTGTAACTGGCGTCTCTCAAACACAGACAAAATAGGTGGATGTTTCCCCCTTGCCTTATTAATCTTATCAATAATCTTTTTGACAGCAGGTTTAATTAACTTCAATAGAAACTCTGCTATTGGTTTTCCAAAGACTGCTGCCCCTGCTGCTGCTACGGCAATAGTAACCGTTGTTGAAACTTCTTGTGGTGATGGCAAGTATTCTTCTACCCAAGTAGGTTCTTCTGGAACTTCTACAACTTCCTTCTTTGGTTCCTCTTTTATGATGGGAACAGGAGTTTTGTTAATCTCTGGAATTACTGGTGTTTCGGGAATCTCTGGTACATTTCCATCAACTTCAGGAACAGGTTCTGGCGGACCAGTCATTACCATCCCCTCTGGTTCATAATCAATAGGATCAAATGATGGAACCTGACCATCACATAAAGTATAAGTTCCATTCGGATCATCCTTAACCAAACCAGGACCGTTAGGATTGTACTCAACGCATCCTGGTATATCAACAATAGGACTACCAATAGTCACAGTAACCGGAGGAGACTGTGGAATTGCTACTGGAAGTCCAGTAAAAATATCCCGTACTGGTGGAACACCAATATCTTTTATCTCACCAATTCTTACATCACGAATTTCAGGCATCAGTCCCTAAAGATATTTGAAATAGCAGTAAACAGATGAAAGAAAATTACATACAAGAAGAACTTATCTTGATTGTCATTTCTCTTTTTTGCTGGAGATCTAGCCATGTCAAATCGTACTACATCAATACTATTTAACAATTATTAATTAAAACGGAATTACACCGCCAGTTTTTGTTGGCATTTCAGGAATTTCTGGGAGTGCAGAATCAATCATTCCTGGAAGAGACTCTGTGATTGTCTTTGTAATCTCTTCTGTTACTTTAGTACGGACATCCTCAATCATTGCATCTTTATTTACATAAAGATAGTATCCACCACCCAAAACACCCAAAGAAACTAAACCAGATAAAAGTGCTATTGTGTTGACTAATTTTTGCATGGAATTTCTCCGTATGCTAATGGTTCCATCTCATTCAATATTTCATGTAATCTTTCGTATTCATCTTTATAAGATGGATTACCACGCATATTTTTTTGGTATTTTCTCACAATGGTAAAAACTTCTTGCCATTGTCTTTGTTCCATTTTACTCCACCAGGGTTCCGTGTGCTCTTCTGATTTCACGAAGTTCTTCAAAGTTCTTTTGTTTGGTTCCACCGTCGTATGACCAAGCATAACCTTCTTCAATCATTTGCTCGTTGAGAGAGACTTCTGCGTCTCCGATGTAGAGCCATCCCAGGAGTCTACCGTATTTACCAACACCCCCAACAAGCTCAGTCCTAATAACGAGGTCATCATCACCAGCGATAGCACCATGGAGTTTCTCTTCGAGCCAGTGGGTTGCATCGTAACCAAGAGCCTTTTCTTCTTCGTCCTTAGTTCGTTTTTCAGGCGTATCGACTCCTGCCACTCTGACCCTTTCTTTCTTATAAAGATCGAAACCCAGGTCAATAGTGACATCGATAGTGTCTCCGTCTACAACCCTATTTATTTCCACTACTCGGAAATTATAGCAGGACTTCCTGCTAGGTGGTATCATTGCTCCCATTACTTCTTCTTGCCTCCGTTTTTAGCTTTCTTTGCTGTTGCGTTGCCCTGGTTCTGCTTCTTGTTGTTTGCAGTTCCCTTCTTGCCCTTGTTCGGACTCTTGGACATCTTCTTCTAGTTCCTTAAATGATAGGCGTAGAATATATATGACACAATATGCCGTAAATACGAGTCCACAGCATAAAAGTATAATGACTGACCACACTGGGTCGTTTAATTCTCTAGCAGTCATTGAAAGCAGACCCCACTTCAGAACCAATATCAGATCCAACTTTTTGTCCCAGAAGCACCGCCCATCCTGCTGCTAACCATCCCACATAAGGAATACTAGTCAGAGCAGGAGCAAGTCCTGTTGCAATACTAGCGCCTGCCATTGCACCTTGACTGCGTGCTCCAGCGTCCGCCCGAATACACTCTTCTGTTTTTGCAAGTGTCTTTCCCTCACCATCAACGGCACCTCCTGTATTGCGAGTGCCATTCATAGTATATTCATCTCTACGATATTCACTTCTCTTCTCATTTCCACCACCAAATAATCCTTTTTTATTTCTATCCAATTCCATAGATCTCTCAGATGATAAGACCTTAGGATCATTTGCTTTATAATCTATAGAATAACCTTCCTTACTAACATTCACATTCCAAGAAGAATATGGCCCAGTAGGAAGGTTTATATTTGGATATTGTGGTCGATCAGCATACTTCTCAACCATTTTCATCAAGTGTCCAAGAACACCTATATGAGCAATACCAACAGCAGCACCTAAACCAAGTGCAATTAGTTTTATTGCCGATGGTTTTTGTTTTGGTGTTTCCACGATTGTTTCCTCAATAGGTTGTTTCTTGGACTTCCACATTAGTCTTTCTTAGGTTCTACTGCAGATACAACTTCTGGTTCTTTCTTTGCCACTGTTTTACCATTTCCACCTCCCGCCTTAGCAGGAGAAAGTCCAAATGCAGCAAGTGATCCAGAGAAAACTGATGCGATAAAGGTAGGGTCAAAATCAAGAATTTTTTGACCGTTTGGTAGTCTAACGTAGCTAAACGTGAGAAGAGATGCAGACCATATAAGTACAACAACTTTCACTAAATTACCCAAAACTTCACCTTTATCTTCATGATCGTGGTGGTCTTTCTCTTCTACTTTTGCTTTGGGTTTACCGAGCATTTGTAGAGAGTAAGGCTCTGCTATTTATTTGATAAAACCCTCTTCACGCAACCACTTCTCAGTTAGTGGTGTTGGTTTGTAGTCAGTCCACATCGTGCCAGCAGCACAAGACTTCAATGCCTTAGCAGTCATACCCTCAGTCTTACCTGCCCACTTTGCCTCTGCTTCCCAGGGCACAGCAGATGGTGGATAACTTTCTTCTACAATTTCACGCCAGAGTTTAGGCACGTCTTCTTCTGGTTTG